AGGAGGCAGTGGCAGAACTATGTCTCCGCTACCATCATCTGCTTCTTCAACTGTTACTGTCCAATGTGTCATAGTATTATTTACTCTGTTATTCTTCTTCAGTGTAAGGAACTGGTCTCCAACCTAACCGATTAAGGTCCAATTCAATTTCTTCAGTTACAACACCTTCTGGTACATAGTCACGTCCGGCCGGATCTGGGGTAGGGACATAATGGTCTAGGCCAAATCCCGCTTCGTTATTGCCAATGCCGCTACAGTACCAATCAATGTAGTCACCCTTCTCTTGCATGTCAGCAACGATACCACCAGCATGCCGCCAACTGCACGACCAAGTTTGGCCTTTTAACTCTTGCCAAAAATCTCTGCTTTGCCAATCTATGTTACACATTGCGGCATATAAATTTTGAGCATAATTGTCTGACTCTTTGACTTTGTCACAAAGTTCTTTGCTACTACGCAAATCGTATTCCATATTGTGCTTTTGCCAAACAGGATCGTGGATCTTGTTAGCATCGTCGATCTTAATCTGTTCCCACATGTCGATGTAGGCTTGATTAGGCTCTTCGCCCTTTTCTTCAGCCCGTGCAATTGCACCTTCTTTTTGAAAGGTGTGTCTATCTGGGCTACTTGCTACTTTTTTCATTTGTGGAAATTACCTTGAATACAATGACGAACTTCGTGACCAAGTGTATGAAAGTTTGTTGTAGGTCCTGTTATGATTAAACAAGTATCTGGACCAGTAAGACTACGGTCCCAATAGCTACAAGCATCGACAGAAAAACCAAATGGCTTGTTGCCACGGCGGATACTTTCTTGTGAACATTCTTGAGTTACATTTTTAGATTGTCTAAAAACAATCGTGACATTGTTACTAGCATTTCTAGTCATATCAAATTGTTGTTTTGGATCTTCGTAAAATGCAAACACGTTAGTGCTTACTAACACTAGTGCAACCATTGCCTTCTTCATACATGCCTTTTTGTGCCTTATTAAAAAATGGTGTGGGCGGTAGGATTCGAACCTACAAAGCCACCCTAAGGGCAAGGCCCTAGCCCTCCGTTCGCTTGCGCTACTAGGAGGAGGTATACCAAGTTCCACTCACGTCCACAATACAATTATAAGGCCTAGACGCCAGAAAGTCAAATGATTTTGGTTAATTAGACAACTGCTTCCAAACTGTTCCGGTGTAACCGAAAAAATGGTTAAGTGAGCTATCAAAAATTATTGTGCCGGCAGGCTTGTAAGATGGATACGCCCCTGAGCCAGCATAGCTAGGAAGAATGTTTGCTTGAACACTTAATGTGCCAGCGCCAGCATTATAGTTGAAAGCAATGCCAGTTTGTGTGCCTGCGGCGAGTGCGGTATTTAACGCAGCCAATGATCTTGCTGATGTAAAATACTGGTTGCTTGAAGTGAATGTTAAACTTTGCCCATCCACAGGTGCTGGACTGCTTCCAGGTATTGCGCTGATAGTTAGTGTAACACCATCACCACTTACGTTTGTTACTGTTTGGGTAGTAAATCCAGTTCCCGAAATCAACATGCCAGTCTGGATGCCAATACTGCTTGCAACTTTTAATGTTGTTCCAGTACTGCCCGTTGCTGTATAAGTTGTTGTGTAACCTTCAGGAACAAGTTGTGTTGACAGTGACAATGTTGCTTGGTTAAAACTAATAGTTTTGGTTAAACTGTTATATGTCAGACCAGCTCCAAGCGATCCTGCCATCACATGTACACCACCGTTGGTTGTTCCATCACCAATAAACAATTTTTTCTCGTCGGTCCATACTAACTCACCGTTATCCAATGGAACTGACATTGCTGCTCTTTGAACTTCCGTTCCGCGTCTAATTTGTAGCGACATGTGCTATCTCCGTTATTCTATAGTGTATTTATTCGAATGTCTAGAAGCTCAAGTCAAAAAAATAGGGCCCGAAGGCCCTATTAAAGTACTACTATATTACATAGTAGGACCGTTACCACTCTTAAATCCCACGCTTCCGCCTTCTGCTTCAATGTTCTTTATGACATCTTCAAACAGAATTGGAGCAAAGTCTGGAGTTTGTTCCACGCATACACAATGGTAGCGCACATCGTTCTTATCGCTGTACAGAACTTCTCCAGTTTTAGCATCAACTCCACGGGCTCGTTTCACACGATTTGCATGTAAATGTCCATGAATGTTTGTACCAAAACGACCCATTGAATCCGAATGTAACGGAATATGGCTAAGGATCATGCCATTCATAACGTGATAAGCTCTAAGCTCTCTAAAGTACAAGCGATACTCGTCGTCCCTAAAGATATCGTGGTTACCACGAATCAAAACTTTGTCGCCGTTTAAGCGGCTCATGATTTTTAACGCTTTACGGTTGATAACAACGTCACCTAAATGGTAGACCTTGTCAGTAGGTTTTACCCGTTCGTTCCACGCCTTAACCATTGCTTCGTCCATTTCCTCAGCAGAGTCCCATGGGCGAAGTTTTGTAACACCATCGTTACGTGTGAAGCGACAGACGCCGGTGTGTCCAAAATGCGTGTCGCTGACTAAAAATACACTAGGCATCATGCCCTCCTTTCTTGTTTATGTATGTATTATACAACCAAAAGGAGAGTGTGTCAACTGTTCGTTTTGGCTATACTACTCTGCAATATCGTGTTTGAAAAGCAAATTGATCCTTTTCGTATAGTGTATCACTAGCGTGATCACCGTAACGAACTGTATTACCTTCAATTTCACGAATAGTTACTATTCGGTCAACGCCATCTGCTTGTGCCCATTCTTGTCCCACAGCAAGTTCTGCCAAAGGATAAATGTAGCCACACATTAGATTACGACCATTGATGTTTTCAACTCTCATTATATTCTCCAAATCTCTTTGAAACCTTCTTCTTCAGTTGGGTATTCAAAGTTATCAATCATTCCTTGTACAACTTCCCAGGGAATTGGTTGATCTATACGATTGGCCAAACGTTCCTTTAATACCTCTATTGCTGGAGTTGGAAACACCACAGCAATATGATGATAGTCTGGAAGCATATTGAACTTACGAGCACGACTTTTGACTGTAGTGCTGGTTTGATCCCATAGTATATCTCGTCCTACTTCCCTGGCGGCCACAACTTCCTGTGCCATTAGTTCAACTGCTGTGGGCATGTATTCTTCAAATACTTCCCTGTATGTCTTACCTTGCTGTTCAGCATACGCATGAACATGATGGTCAGTGCTTACATACTCCATGCCTACAATCCACTCTTGACTTCGAAGCCAAGTGCTTTTGCCTGCGGCAGGTACTCCAACAAGTTGATAACACTTTGGCATTAATGCACCGCTTCTTTAACATCTACATCACATTCAACTACCCAGTTGTTAAATTGGGTAAACTTATTTACTTCAACACCAAGTCCAACTGCTTCGTTGACAAAATGCTTTAATAGCGCATTGTACAGTTCGTCGGGCATGGTGTCTTTGTCAAACTTGATTTTCATAGTTAATAGGTTTCTTTGATGATTTTATATTCAGTTGTTGGATACTTTGCTTTGAATTCGTCTGTGTTAACAAAATCGTTGTATTGCTTTGCATTGAAAAACATACGATGAAAAACTGATTTGTGATCCATTGTAGTTACTGTGAGGTAAACCGATTTCGCTTTGCCAGCCATTAGTATCTCCTTGTTTGTATCTATACATTATACAACAAACAAGGAGATATGTCAACCAATCAAATGTCGCCGTCCTGACGCATATACTCATCTCCTGCGAGAGGTACGTGCTGTTCGGCTTCATCATAAGTCCAACCCAAATGCTTCATCATGCGATGCTTGACTAGCAAGTTTGGACTACGGAATCGTTCTGTATCATTAAAGCCCATCATGACTCCAACTTCACAAACCGCACCACTACGACAAATACCAGCGTAGCAATGAACAACCACATTCATGCGATTTTCCAATGCGTGTTGTAGCAAGCGAACAAGCTCTGCGGCCTGCTCATGACTACAACGCATGGCTTCGTCTAGAGCAAAGTCTTTTTCTTCGATGTCCAAGAACTCAAAGTTGTGACGCTCTTTAAACTGATGTTTGGCTTCGGGACGCCAGCTGGCTGGATCCACAATACTGATCAGCATACTATTCTCACCAGCCGCATGATGAAATCCTGTTGGGATATCAGCGGCCGCTACATTTTCAATCCATGGCATTATACTCTCTCCTTTTTAACACGACCGATACGACTGGCTTTGTTCCAATCGTACGCAACACCGTCTGGGCATACACCGTTAGCAACAGTGTCTACACCAAACAATCCAACTACTTCAAACTCAGGCCCCTGAATAGCAACAAACACATTGACAGCTTTGGCAAATGCCATTGCTTCGTTCAATGTGATGAACCGTTCCAGTTCTACGTCGTTACAAATTACTTTATACATTTTCTCGTTTTCTCTTTCTATATGTCTCATTATTACAATAAGGCCAAATCACCGGAATTACAGCCTCTTCAATCGAGCTAATCTGTTCAGCGGATAAATGATCCAAATTCCAAACTAGTACAGGTAACGTATCAACGTTGACCTTGTGTTTAACTGGAAAGTCCAGCACACCAGGTGCTACACGTTTCTTTCCAATTTTAACATAGTGGCTAGGAATATGATCCACGCCTTCGATGATGTACTTGCATACACCTTCTTTCCAACCTTCTGGGAATTGCCATTTGGGTTCTACTTTTTCAACTGGCGTACTATACAAGCAGGCCAAGTCCACGTCCAACTTGGGACGATGTGTTTGGTGACGATTGATCACAGTATTTGTTGCGGCCTTGCCAAAGTAAAAATTTACTTCGGGATAGATATAATACAAGCCTCTGTGATTACCTACTTCGCCTTTGTTGATTGCACCTTCGGTAGTTGAGTAAGGTTCAATCCACGCATGACCTAACTGCTCAAATACTGCTTTAATTTTCTCAATCATGCTGTTTGCAATTCTTTCACATGTTTACAATCGCCGCGAAAAGTAAATCCTGGGCAAGTGCAAGTGTTGTCATCCAAATTGACAATATATGTTTGACCTTTGCTTCCAACAACTTCTTTGGTGTTGCGTACACTACCACCCAAACCCGTAAAAGGATTATTTTTAACTGGTTCAAATTTACGTCCACGCTTGTCGATGCGGATTGGAGTTTTAAACCAAAACTCATCTTCTGTGCCTTTTCTAATGTAGGCCAACATTTTATCACCATCCAAAAGATAGGTGTGATTAGCAGTAGTGCCGTCTGTCCAAACTGTGATTTCTTTCATTGCTTGCATTATTTCACCATCAATCCAACAAGTTCAAAATATTCGGAGTGCGGCACATAGAAATCCGTTCGTGGATCCCAGTACTTGCCTTCTTTAGGATCATAGTAAAGTATACGGCCGTTAAAATAAAATGGGCCTTCCAAACCTTTACGGATTTGGTAACCTTGCATGATATCTTCCGTTTTACCCAATACACGATAACCCATTTCAACTCCTTTTTTGCTAGTATGTGTATATTATACAGTCAAAAAGAAGTCCTGTCAACTATGCGTCAACAGGACTGGTGTTGTTATAAAACAACAAATTAGTGGGGAGAGATTTTTGTGTCAGGAACTCTCCCCAAAACCCCGGATACACAGCCCATCCCACATTTCGTGTATCGCGGATGCTGGATTCTCAGC